ACAATAGCAGTTATATTCACTTCGACGCTCAAACACGCAGCAAATCCCTGCAAACATTGATCGAAACGCACGTCAGCACCCCTCGACAGACCCAATGTCCTACCCCGTTACACAAGGCAGACACCAGGCCGCCCGGGCCCCCGGGGGGAGGGGGTCGGGCATTCCGCGGCGACGGTAAAAGTCGACGGGTTCCCCAAAACGAAAAATATTGATAAATGAGCCAACCACTTTGCCTCACCTGCTCCAAGCCCTTCGAGATCATCAAGGTCCGCGAAGGCCCCAAGCAGAAGCGCTTCTGCTCCGACGCCTGCAACACCGGCTGGTGGAACGAGCAACCCCTGCACCCTGTCATACCCCGGGTCGACGCCTCGCACCCCCGCGCACTCGAGCTCAAGCAGAAGCGCACCCAGCTCGTGCTACTTGAAAAGGCAGACCCGTACACCTACGGCTTTATCCCAGACCACTGGGAGATCGCCAACACCGAGTTCCAGGCCACCCAGGAGCTCCTCATCTCCGGCGGCAACCGCGCCGGTAAAACCCTGTGGGCCGCACGCCGCGTGGTGCAAACCCTCATCGAGAAGGAAAACGCCAGCGTGCTCTGCTGCCACACATCACACGCCACCTCGGTCACCGTCCAGCAGCCCGCCATCTACAACTACCTGCCCGTCGCACTCCGGGCCACCAAGAAGGGCCGTATTCACTACCTGAACTACAGCCGCAAAAATGGCTTTACCGACGGCTCATTCATCCTACCCAACGGCAGCCGCTGTGACTTCCTAAACTACACCCAGTCCGAGAACACCATCGAGGGCCGCGAGGCCGACATGATCTGGTGTGACGAGCTTGTTCCGCAGTCCTGGGTGGACACACTGCGCTACCGCTTGATCACGCGCCGCGGCAAGCTCCTCGTGACCCAAACCCCCCTCGAAGGCGTTGCCAGTGTCTACAAGGAGTTCACCGCCGGCTCTGCCATCACACGCTTCGACGACGCCGAGCTCATCAAGGGCAAGCAGGCGCTGCCCGCGTGGCCCGTTGGTAAATGTGCCCGCACCATGGTGCAGCCCCAGACCAACCGTCGCACCGTGTTCTTCTTTTCGGAGGACAACCCGTACAACCCATTCGACGAGATGAAGAGCAAGTTAGTCACCTCGCCCATGGGCCAGGTCCTGACCCGTGCCTACGGCTGGGCCTCGGACAACATCGGCAAGGCCTTCGCCCGTTTCAGACCCGATATCCACTGCATCCCATCATCCAAGGTGCCCTCCGGCGGCACCCTGTACATGGTGTGCGACCCGGCGGGCGCCCGGAATTGGTTCTGCCTGTGGCTCCTGGTGTACGAGGACGGCAAGCGCATCGTAGTCCGCGAGTTCCCGGACTTCAGTAACTATGGCGAGTGGGCGCTGCCCTCCGAGAAGCCCGACGGCAAGCTCGGGCCCGCCCAAACTCTTGATGCCGGCCGGTCTATCTCCGAGTACCGAGCCCTCTTCCGCCAAATCGAGTCCGATCTCGGCTACGGCGAGCCCGTAATGCGCCTGATCGACCCCAAGGCCGGCGGTTCCCCCGCACTCTCCGAGGCCGGCGGCACGACCCTGATCGACCTCCTGGCCGAGTCCGAAAACCCGCTAAACGAGCCCATGGCCTTCGTACCCGCACCCGGCGTGCCCGTCGACCAGCGCACCTCCGCGATCAACAGCCTCCTATCCTACGACGCCACCCAGCCGATCACCCCGCTCAACGAGCCATCCCTCTATATCACCGACGACTGCGCCAACCTTTCCTACGCACTCTCCGAGCACACCGGCCGCGACGGGCAGAAGGGCTGCACTAAGGACCCCATCGACTGCCTGGGGATGCTTTTGGTCTCCAGTCTTGCGTTTGTGGGCCATGGGGGCTTTGATTGCCGCGGCGGCGGCGGATACTAAACCATTTGACTATGCAAGGAGATTCCTACAAGCAGGCAACCGACGTGATGGCACGGGTCGGCGACGAGCCCAATGTCAGCGCACTGACCGAGGAGCTGCGGCGCTCGGCCACCGACTACGGCGTCTTCGCCCGTGTCGAGAATGCCGAGAATGTGCGCTACTGCCGCTGGCCTGGACAGACCGACGATGGCAAGAAGTGGAATGATGCCAACCGTAACAAGCCGGCTTTCCCCTGGGACGGAGCCTCCGACACGCGTATCCCGCTGGCCGACGAGGTGATCAACGGCCTCGTGGACCTCTGCAGTACCTCCTTCTGGCGCTCAATGCTCCGCGTATCGCCCACCAACATCAGCCAGCTCGACCAGGCCGTCACCGCGCACAACCTGATGGACTGGACGGTCAACGCGAAGATGTACAACGACCTTACCCGCGAGGTCGAGCTACTCTCCCAGTACCTCTGGACCTACGGATGGGCCGGCGTCCACGTCACCTGGCAGCAGGAGATGGGACAGCGCGAGCAGTACCTGACCATGGACCAGATCATGGCCCTGGCCGCCCAATCCCCCGTGGACTCCATCCTGGCCGACCTGCCCAATCTCATCGCCAACCCCGAGGCCGACGACCAATCCGCGGAGCTCCTCCTTTCGGCCTTCCCCAACCTCCGCAAACGCCGGGCCCTCAAGGCCATCCGCGACCTGCGCACCGAGGGCGAGTGCGAGTTCCCAATCCCCACGATGGTCACCAACAAGCCCATAGTCGCAGCCCTGGCGCCCTACGACGAGCTGGTGTTCCCGCCCGAGACCACCGACATCCAGTCCGCCCGAGTGGTCTTCCGCCGGTTCTACATGACCGAGGCCCAGCTCCTGAACAAGGTCGAGACCGAGAAGTGGGACGCCGAATGGGCTCAGGAAGCGATCAACACGATGGGCCGCTTCAGCGACTACTCGGCCTATACCTACGCCGCCGTCGGCCTGGCCGAGAACTCCATACTCGACCGCGAGAACCTCATAGAAGTCTGCTACGCCTACCAGAAATCCATCGACTCCGACGGCATACCGGGCGTGTTCTACACCGTCTTCAGCCCCCAGGTCGGCGACAAGTGGGGCTACTTCGACTTGTTGGACTACGCGCACGGGCAGTATCCCTTCGTTATCTGGCGTTCCGAGCTCATCCACCGCCAGATCACCGAGAGCCGCGGCGTGCCCGAGATCTGTTCGACCTGGCAGCAGGAGATCAAAGCCCAGCGCGACTCGGTGTTCGACTACACCAGCCTAGCCACACTGCCTCCCATCGAGGTGCCCAAGACCAGAGGCGGTAACTTGAAGATCGGGCCGGCCATCCAGATCCCGGTGCTACGCCGCGGTGAGATTGGCTTCATGCAGCCTCCTGCCCGTGAGCCTAATGTGGCTTTTACGTTGATCAACGAGGTCATGGCGCAGACCGACAGGTACTTCGGAAGACCCACCGAGAAGGTGCCCCCCGCGGTGACCCAGATGCGCCAGCAGCGCCTGATCAACAACTGGCTGCACGGCTGGACCGAGGCGTTCCGCCAGGTGCTGGCCCTCACCCTGCAATACATCGGCCCTGCCGAGATCCAGCGCATCACGGCCTCGGCCACGCCGCTCCCGCCCGACATCCAGGACTTCGACGTGATGCTCAAGTTTGACGTCCGCGAGATGAGCACCGACCTGGTCACCGAGAAGCTCAAGGCCATCAGTACCCTTGTCCTGCCTCTCGACACCGCCGGCGTCATCGACCGGGCCAAGCTGATCTCTGTCGCCCTCCGGGCCATTGATCCCAACCTGGCAAGCGAGCTGGTGATGCAGCAGGGCCCTGCCGCGCAGAAGATGTTCAACGAGACCAACGACGAGATCGCGCTTATGTCCCTCGGCAACCCGCCGCAGCTCCGGGAGAATGACCCCACCGCGCCCATGCGCCTGCAATTCAGCCAGCAAGTCCTGCAATCCAACCCGAAGTACCAGGCCCAGCTTCAGCAGGACCCGCTCTTCCAGGCCAACCTGCAGAAGTACCTTGAGAACCTGCAATTTAGCGTCCAACAGCAGCAGAACGCCATCACCGGCCGCCTCGGAGTCCAACAATGAAACTGACCAACGAACAACTCTCGGAGGCTCTCTCAGTATCCGAGGAGCACCCGGTGCTCAAGGCCATGGGCCAGGTCATCGACGACACGCTACGGGACGAGGTGCTAATGGCCATCCTCCCATCACTTTCCGCGGAGGACCGTGCCTACAACGCAGGCCGGGCAGCCGCGATCAAGGATCTCATCGCACAAATCAGTGCGTTAAGAAACGGGAGGGAATTGACTTCTGGTCAGTTCTAGGCTCTCACTCACACAACGGCTTCTTGGTTGGCCTTAACAACCATGGTTGCAGCACACCCGGCTTGCAGGGTCTAAAAGCATGGACATCCCGACGAATACACAGGAAGCGAAACCTGCCCAAAACACGGCACAGCCCCCAATCAACCCGATGCAGTTCGACGAATCGGCGTTGGCCAAGCTACTGAAGACACGATTCAGCGGGGAGGAAGACAAGGCGTCAGCCGTCGAGCGACAAGCGCCGGAGCCGGAAGCCACTTCTGTGGACGATCAGGCCGAGGATGCGGAGCCGACCGCAGAACAAACGGACGCTCAGGCCGAGTCGCCTGAGCAGGAGGTTCTTTCCGAGACCGAAGAGAACAGCGACGAGGATTCGCTGGGTTACCGCAAACGCATCGACAAGCTCACGCGCCAGAAGAAAGAGGCGCTGGAGAAGGCCGAGTCGCTCGAGCGGGAACTCAACGACGCCAAGACCAAGCTGGAGCAGACCAACGACAGGCCAACCTCAATGCAGTCCGCTGCAGACCCGTTTTCGGATGTCTGGGAAGTGTCGAAACTCAACGATGAGTGGAGCAAAGCCCGGAATTTGAAGCGGTGGTGCGAGGACAATATTGATGGCTGCGAAGTAGAGGGCAAGGAGTACAGCTCAGACGATGTGAAGCAGATCAAACGGCGTGTAGAAGACGCCATCGACCTGCACATCCCATCCAGAGCCCGCTTCCTGCAGAACTACCAGCAGATCAAGCCTATCGCCGAGACGCTCTACCCATGGTGGAAAGACCGTTCGGCTGCCGAGTACACCGAGGCGCAGGCCGTCCTGCGGCAACTGCCGCAGATTGCCTCACTGCCGGAGTACCAGGTGCTGGTCGGTGACTTCATTGCCGGGCGCAAGTTGCGTCTGGCTCAGGAGTCCGCCAAGGGCAAGCCATCTGCCACCCGCCCACTGGTCAAGGCACCCAGTCAGCCTGGTCGACCCACCGCAATCCCTGCAAAGAAGGATGCGGCCAAGGTCGGCCTGGACAACGCCAAGTCGCAGTTCAGAAAGTCCGGGACGACCACCGAATTAGCCCAAGTACTCAAAAGGATGCTCTAAACCATGCCCCTACTCCAGCCCAACCAGGGCGGCTCTGTGCCGCTCGCTTCAACCTCCTCCGCCCGTGAAGATCTGGCGGACTACATCGCCATCGTCGACGCCAAGTCGACCCCGTTCGTGTCCATGGCCCCGAAGGGCCGTGACATCGGCAATATGCAGTTCTCTTGGCAGGTCGACAACTATGGCGCCCCCGTGCTTGCCGGCGTGGTCGACGGCACTGATGTGACCGTTGCCAGCGCCTCGAACCCGGTGGTCAACCGGACCCGTCTGAACAACTACGGCCAGGCTTTCCGCCGGGACCTGCGCATCGGTTTCATCGCCGAGACCCAGGACGTCGCTGGTGTGACCGATGAGTTGGCCAACGGCATCGCCAAGAAGCTCGTTGAGATCAAGCGCGACATGGAGTCGACCTTCCTGTGCACCAACCAAGCCGCTCAGGCCGACAACGGTACGAACCCGTACCTGACCGGCTCGATGGGCAACTGGCTCAACAGCACCAACGCATCCAACATCGGCGCGTGCGCTTCCGGTTCGCCCTTCCTGCCGGCCTCCGGCGCGGTCGACACCACCGCCAGCGCCTCCTTTACCGAGGCCACCGCCCAGAACGTGCTGACCGCTATCTACAGCGCCACCGGCACGTTCCGCGACTACGATTGTATCCTGGGCACCACGCTCAAGCGTGCGTTCACCAACCTCACGGCCAGTGGCACCACTACGGCCGCGAACAGCAGCACCATTGCTGCTACCAGCGTCCGCACCTTCAATCAGGATCTCGGTTCCGATACTTTCAAGGCGTCGATCGATCTTTTTGAAGGAGATTTTGGACGGCTAATTTTACATCCTTCAACGTTTTTGGGGGGTAAAACCAGCACCTCGCTCACCGCCCAGGCCTTCAAGGGCTACGTCATCCCCATGGACATGGTCGAGGTTCGCTACGCCAAACTGCCCCAGGTCAAAAACCTGCCTGACGCCGGCGGCGGCCCTGCCCGCCTCGTTGAGGCCATTGCTGGTCTCGTGGTGAAGAACCCGAGCGGGTTTGGCTTCTTCAACGGCGCAAGCTAGTCTAATCTCAATGGGGAGGCCTTTCGGGGCCTCCCCCTCTTTCCTTTCTCATGGCTCACAATTCCGTAACGTCCGTCATCGCCAACGCTCTCGACGACCTACCTGGCGAACTGCGCCGCGCCGTCATCAAAGAGTTCCAATCCGGGATCTCTAAGGAGTGGGTGAAGGCCGGCATCCATCAGCAACGCATCGCCAAGGACTCGCAGGTTGACCGTCGCAGCATTGACGGCATCGGCCGCCTCCGTATGCGCATCGACCCCACTCTCTACCATGCCTGGGGAGCCAAACTTGGCTACGACTGTTGGAAGGATTCCCAATTTTTGAACGAGGTTGAGCGGGATAACCCCGAGGTGCGAGTGCGCTGCGGGGCTACACGCTTGCAGGTTGGATGGAGCGGTGGCACAAAACGCAGTAGTCAGAAGTTCACTCTATGAATGTCGGATCTAATCGCCAACTGGCCGGCGAATACGGTGGCCGGTACATCGACGCCTCCGCGGGCACTGTGACCGGCAACTACATGGAGATCCATGCCGTCGCCACGACCATCCTCGGAGCCATCACATCCAACATCACCAACTTCCCATCCGGCGTGACCATTCAGGCCGGAGACTCGATCTCGGGCGTCTTCACCTCGGTGGCTGTATCCTCCGGGGCGATCATCGCCTACAACCGCAAGTGGGTCTAAAATGCGTCTCGGCCTAGGACTAGGACTCGGCGTGCAGCAAGCCCTCGGTGGGGCTGGCGGCGGCGCCGACCTGCCTATTATCCGGCGCGACCTGCTGCAGGAGGACGACTTCTTCGTATTCCTCGAGGACGGCACGTCCAAGATCGTCATCACTTTCGGCACTTTCGACTCTTTAGACTTGGAGAACGGGGACTTCCTGCTCCAAGAGGACACAGGCAAACTCATCATCCAAGCAAACTAAACATTTATGGCAGACACGAAAATTACGGCCTTGGCGGCCATCACCACCGTCGATCCCGCGGCAGACGTTCTGCCGATTGTGGATGTCTCCGATACTTCGATGGCTGCATCGGGCACCACGAAGAAGATTACCAGCAACCAGATCCTCGGGGCCGGCGGCACCGCCACCCTCGCCTCCGCCACCGTCACCGGCGCGGCTACGGTGGGGACGACGCTGGGTGTGACGGGTGTTTCGACGTTTGCTGCTGGCACTGCACTGCTTCCCGCTCTGACAACGACTGGAGACACTAACACTGGAATCTACTATCCAGCGGCAGACACGTTTGCTGTCACTACGGGAGGCACTGAGCGTTATCGTGTGGACTCATCCGGAAATTTGCTGGTGGGGACGACGACCACTTCTGGAAATGCTGGCGGATTAAAGCTCAGCAATGTTGCTGGAAATCTTGGTCAGATCACATTTTCAAACAACTCTGGTTCCTCTGATTACGTCGCTCGTTTCAACTGGGGAAGCACCCCGACTCTCGTTGGAAACATAACTGTTTCTTCTACTGCCACTGCTTATAACACTTCATCCGACTATCGTTTGAAGGAATCCGTAAAACCGCTCAACGGCGGTCTGGCTCGGGTCAATGCCCTCAAGCCGTCCGTTTACAGTTGGAAATCTGACGGTTCAACTGGAGAAGGTTTCTTGGCCCACGAACTTGCCGAAGTGGTTCCTGCTGCTGTGACTGGAGAAAAAGACGCCGTGAACGCAGACGGTTCGATTAAGTCGCAGGGCATTGATATGTCCCGAGTCGTTCCAATCTTGGTTGCAGCCATCCAAGAACTCACCGCTGAAGTCAACGCTCTGAAGAACGCCTAATGATATGACCATCCTCTGGATCATCGAACGCCTTCTCGTTAAGCCCACCGAAGGCTCACTCACCGATGTCGTAATCACCGCCGACTGGCGTTGCAACGGCACTGACGAAACCTACAGCGGCACTTGCTACGGCTCCTGCTCGTTCCAACCGCCGACTGGTGAGTTCACGCCATACGAGGATCTGACCGAAGCGCAGGTGCTTGGTTGGTGCTACGCCAATGGAGTCGATAAGACCGCCATCGAAGCGAACGTGACGCAGCAGATCAACGACCAGATCAATCCTCCGATCATCGCTCCTCCGTTGCCGTGGGTGCCGGTGCCGCCTCCGGTTGTGGTTGCCGATCCTTCCGCCCTATGATCAAGATCGAACTCACCCAGGAGCAGACCAATAGCCTCCTCCAACTCATCGACATTGCCATCAAGGCCGGTGGCTATCAGAACGCTAAGGTTGGCGTTCCTCTGGCAGACATCATCCTCAACGCCGCACAGCCTAAATCCGAGTAATGGAACCAACGAACAGCAGCACCAGCCCTGGACTCAGCCTAGCAGCAGCGGCAGGTGCTACCGCTGTTTCGTTTCTTCCGGTACTGACCGACTGGGTTCGCCTTATCACCGCGCTGATAGGCTTACTTTGCGCCTGTTACGCAGCGTTTCGATTATTTAGATCAAAATGAAAAACACGAAAACAACTCTCGCCGGTGTTGGTGCTATCCTCGTCGCAATTGGAGGAGCCTTGAAGGCTGTCTTCGATAACGACCCGACAACCAACCTCGACCTGACTACCACCATCGCCGCGGTCACCGCTGGCATTGGTTTGATTTGGGCCAAGGATGCCAAGGAAGCCGAAGTAACTAAGCCGTGAACTGGATCTATCAGATCCTCAAGGCTCTGCTCGACTGGTTCCGAGAAACACCACCCACCAATGTGCAACATGGCCAAGCACCTGATGATCTCAAGAATGATCTGGCTGGCCGTGTTGCCGATCTGCCTGGGTTGCCAGCAGACGAAGGTGGTCCTGGTCCCTTCCGGTGATCCGGTGATGCTGGCCAAGCCTACAACGGCCAGCGTCTACGGATTCGATTCTGATAAGAAGCTGGTGGGGCCATCCACCGTCACTCTGCCGGCAGGTTGGTATGTTTTACCGAAGAGCCAATGATCAACTACAAGGGAAACAAGTTCGCAGGCTATAACAAGCCCAAGGCCACCCCTGGCGAAAGCAAGAAGTCCGCGGTGCTCGCTAAGGAGAACGGCAAGGTTGCCCTGGTGCGTTTCGGCGACCCGGACATGACCATCAAGAAGCACATCCCGGAGCGTAAAGCTAACTTCAAAGCCCGCCATGGCTGCGACAACCCCGGCACTAAACTCTCCGCTAAATATTGGTCCTGTAAGGCTTGGAAATGAGAACCGTCACCTACGACTATGTGTTGCAACGTGCCTGTGAGCTCACTGGGCGCGTTTTCTCAACGCTAACGACCGAAGAGTCCAACTTCTTCCGCACGTTCATCTCCATGTCATTACGGAGCGCCTGGGAGTGCTTCGATTGGCCCGAGCAGACGGTCTATCAGGATGAGTACTTTGCGCCCACCTACTCCTACCAGACGACCTACAACGCTGGCGACGTGGTCTATTACAAGGTCGAGGAAAAGTATTATCAGTGGGTCAACATCAACCCCGGCATTGGCCAGACCCCGACCAGCAACGGCCCGGGCGGCCCAATCAATTCAATCTATTGGTCTGAGGCGCTGCCCAGCTACGGCAATAACGACGGCGATTGGGACAGCACAACGGCATACACGCTAGGCCAGATTGTGCTGTATCCAGTGACGCAGGAGCACTATCAAGCCACCGCGGTTCCCCCGGTCGCCACCGCTCCTACAAACACGGCCTACTGGGGCATCCTGAACAAGTTCCTGCGCAACATCTCGCAGACCACCAACCCAGATGGCACTACCCGAGCCGTCCCTATTGGCGAGACATTCAGTGTTTGGCCTGCTGACCCCCGGATAACCTGGCGTCAACAGGAGGCTACCTACACGTTCACCGACAACGGCATCCTCGTTGGAAACGAACTGCCCTACGTCTGGCTGGAGTTTCGCAAGACTCCTCCGCTACTAGCCAATGCTGCCGAGGCTAGTGCCTATGCTTTCCCGTATCGTTTTTGCGAGATCTGCTCACTCAAAGCTGCCGGCCAGATGCTTCGGGTCGACGGCAAGATTGACTTGGGCAACCAGTTTCTTGAGTTAGCCGAGATTGAGCTCACCAAGGAGATCGACAAGGTGGCCCTCCAAGAGAAGTATGTGCGTCAGATAATCGTGCCCAATCGGTGATATGCCTGACCTTCCTCAAATTGGCGGAATGGATGATGGATTCATTGGAGTGGCATCGCGCATTGACCCTGCGCTGATCCCGCCCTCCTACGTTTCCAACGCCGTCAACCGACGCTTCGAGGATCAGGTCATCAAGAACCGCTGGGGCATTGTGCAGCCCAAGTGGGGCGGCCGCTGGTCGAGCGGATCACGCATTGTCACGCTCACCTCTGGCTCATCAGTCGGTGTACCCGTTTCAGGCACTCAGATCCCGGTCAACTCGCAGGTGGTCTGCGATGTCGATGCCAACCTACAGATCTTCTCAAACGGCACGATCTGTACGCTCGACGACAACGCGAACGCGGCCTTCAGCACTGCGACCTTCAGCTTCTCACCGTCGCCCGCCAACAAGACGGTGCAGTTCTACAACTCGACCGCTCCCTTTGAAGATATCCTTGGCGTCTTGCAATACCGCGACCCAGACACCGGGGCAAACGCTCTTCTGGTAGCAGTCAACGAGGAACGCTCATCCGATGGCGGCCAGGGTAAAGTCTGGTGTATTCGACCCAATCAATCGCCTGTAGAGGTGCCCATGAACGGGCACGACATCTACCTGCCTGTGCGCCTCATCCAGGCCACCAATGGCGTGGTTATGCTACGCCCGGGCAACGCCCGCTATTACTTTGATTCAACCTCTGGCATCTACGATTCAATCCTGCTTGAGGATGACTTCCAGATCCTATGCGAGAACAGCTCCATCCTATCCAACGAGGACTCGACTCGGATCAATCTCAACGTGTTGCCCGACCTAGCTACGGGCGATATTGTGAATCTCGGTCAGATTGGTACTGCACTGCCACTGTGGACTGGAAGCCCAAGCGCTGGGCAGGCCTTCCAGTTCTACGTCAACGTGGTCAACACCGAGATCTCGCTGCACTTGACCCTAGTGGACGCGCAGTCCGGCACCAACGCGCTCGCACTGTCGCCAGAAACCAATGCCCGCTACTACATCGAGCTGGCCAGCAACACGACTGGCTACGACCTGGCTCAGGACATTGTAAACAACTTGAACGACGGGATGCCGATAATGATGCAGAGCACGGCCACCAACCCGTCTGCACTTGATGCCGGCTTTGACCGCATCCCATCAACGCTGTCGATCAACAGCTCGGAGCCCGTTGCAGACACGATCTCGGTCTTCAACCACAACTTCATCCCGGGCGACCAGGTCACGTTGTCTAGCGTCACCAATGGCGGTGCCAACGTCACCAACAAGATCTACTACGCCTACCCCGTTGATAACAACACGCTGCGATTGTTCTCGGGCACCACCGAGGAGACCGACTCGCTCAACGACGCCAGTCAGGCAGTCATTCAACTCACGACCACCGGCACATCGCCCAACATCACGATCAGCGCGGTCACAATCCTCAACCAGGGCTCTAGCTACCTCTCAGCCCCGATCATCACCGTCACCGGCACATCCAGTGTCGCTGCAAGCCTGACCACCACGATTGCCGACGGCAAAGTCAGTGCAGTCACCATTGTCAATGCAGGCCTCTATTCAACGACCCCTGCAGCCACAGTGGCAATGCCTTCGACGCTAGTAGACGTCACTACGTCAAACATCACCGGCAGCATTAAGCGCTCAAGTGCCTCGGGCTCATCAGTGCCCCCAGGACGCGAAGGTCTCTACTTCCAGAACCGACTGCTGCTTCTCTACGGCAACGACTATCTGGCCGTCTCCGACGTGCTGGACCCGCTGCACTACAGCCCGATCTTGAACGAATTCAAGTTGAACACCGGCAGCAATGACCGGGTGGTTGCCTTGTACCCGTTCAACACGACCACGTTGCTGGTGTTTAAGGAACGCTCAGTGTTGGCAGTGGAAAACCTCTATGGCGACCTGTCGACCACTCGCCTGACCGAGATTACCCGGGAGTTCGGTTGCGTCTCGCAGGCATCCATTGCAGGCACAGGCTCCGACGTCATCTTCCTGTCGCAGCGCGGCATTATCAGCCTACGCCAGACCGAGTTCGGAATCAGTCAGTCGGTGGTAGTGCCTTTGTCCGACCAGATCCAGAACATCGTCGACGACATTGACCAGGCCTATTGGGGCAACGCCTGCGCCGCTTACTTTGCCAACCGCTACATCCTGAGTGTCCCGGTCGAAGGCGGTGACGGTACTAACCAGCGCACGCTCTCCTACAACTTCCTGAATAAAGCCTGGGAAGGCTACTGGGAGGGCTCATTGCTTGTTCCGAAATACTGGTGCCGAGTCATCGTGGCCGGCACCGACACTCTCTGTTGGGCGGATGAGAGTGGCCTGATACATCAGTTCGACCCGCTCGGACTTGTGGATGTTAACCGTACCGGTGTGTTGACCCAGATCAGCACCGAGGTGAAGTTCCGCGGCTACACCGGTGATAAAAACCCGTATTCCCAAGCCAACATCGCCAACAACAACAACGTCGATCACAAGCAGTGGACCGACATCCAATTTGAGCTTGGTAATTGGAACACGCAGTACTCCATCACCGCGCAGTTCGATGGTGTGAACGAGTTCTATACGGTGGCCACCAACCAAACCAAAAACCGCTCGGTCTACTACACCTACGGCAGCGGCACCTACAACACCAACAACACTGCCGACAACTTCTTGGATCCGTACCGCGAGGACTACTCAGTGACCACCCAGTTCCGGTGCGGTAACAACGGATGGAAGGCTGGTTTGCACCAGTTCTTCAGTCACAAAGCTCGGTTGCGCAAGCACTCGGCCTCTGTGCAGCCACTGATCACTACTGATCAAGGATCTCTCGATATCTACAGTGCCAAAGTTGTCGGTATTGCATTCCGACTCTACGGCAAGAACGACGTCTAAACCACCATGCCACTCTTTGTAAACGTCACCCCAGGCACTACGATCAGCTCGACCACCACGCTGTCGGCCTCGACACTCAACCTCCTTGGTACGCCAACGGTCAACATCACGGGCACCATTGACGGCGGCACACTGACTCTCGGTACCAACTCGGTGAATTCTGATGCCATTCAGAATCTGGCGGTTACCACCGGCAAGATTGCCGACGGTAATGTCACAAACATCAAGCTGGCAAATATGCCGGCCAACACGATTAAGGGCAACAACACCGGGTCGGCTGCAGTGCCACTTGATCTAACGGTGGCCAACACCAAGACCATGCTCTCCCTGGTGCCCGACGAGGTCACCATTGAGACCAGTGGCAGCACCATCCGGGTGAAAGACAACTCGGTCACCTCGGCCAAGCTCTCGACAGCCCCGCAGACCAGCAGTTCGGCCACGCCATCAGTCGTCGTAGGAACCAGCCTGACCTGGAACCTGACACCGACAGCCAATGTCACCGCTGACATCCTCTTTGGAGCCAACGACGACGGCAAGACCGTGCTGGTGAAGGTGAAGCAGAGTTCAGCCGGCGGCCTGACAGCAACCTTTACTTCGACAGGTAAGACGGTTCGTTGGCAGGGCGGATCGCCACCGGTCCCGTCATTGACCACTGCAGCCAACAAAGCCGACTTGTTTGTCTTTGCCTGCATCGGCACCAACGTATACGCGAAGCAGATAGCCAACTTTGACGCCTAATGCACGACTCTTGGTTCACCACTGGAGCGTCAGTGCCAACTTCTGGCACGGTCCAATGCATTTTTACTGTCCCAGCCAACACTCAGACAGATCCAAATGCGAATGATGAGTATGTCATCAACCCGTCGACAACTTTATTTACAGCGCAAGATATCTATCAAAGGCCGATACCAATCACCACCACGTTAAAAGTTCAGGTGGTTCAAAACGGCGCTGGCACGATTAACAACCCGATCACAAACACCGCTGTTTATTACACCTACACCGGCCCTTTCGTATTAACTCAAGCACTCCCAGGTGCAACGGTTGGTCCATCCTATCTGATGGCAAGCCGAGCTTTCGATACAGTGACCGGAGACGGTATCCAGACCCCAGAACCGCAGCAGTGGAACACTGTCCCAAACAATCCTGAGCAATGATCCCGCAGATCACAGACTACCTTCTGGCCAAAGTGCCCGACAGCTTCAAGGGATGGACCCGCGAGGCAGTCGAGGACTACGTGATGTTCCACGCGGAGCAGGGCACACTCAAGATCGCCTGCCAGGACGACTATGTGGTGGCCGTGCTTGTAGGCTGGCGCCAGACGGGCCCGGAGCCCCAGGCCTGGTCCTGGCAGCCCAACGACCCCAATGGCGACCATTGGTACTGGCACCAGTTCGCTGCCGACTGCGCGTTGTTTGCCATGGCGGTGGCGGCTAAGTTCTTTCACGACAGGCCGGAAAGCGCAATTCTCCCGGCCATCGGTCACAGAAACGGTAAACTGGTCACCTACAAGAAAGGCAGTATGCCGATCTACAAGATGGCCTACAAAAAACATGGGAACATCAGTTAGCGCACCGGAGCCGCGTAATTACGGCCAAGAGACCCGAGACACTCTGCAGGCGCAGCTTGACCTCGCTCCGCAGAAGTACGCGGCAGAGGCCCAGTTCGCGCCAAAGTATCAGGCGCTGCAGCTTGGGCTTCTTCAGCAGGCCACACCGGAGCTCCTAAGGCTCTACAAGGAGCAGATCGCGCCCACCATGGGCGAGGTCGAGGCCGCCGCCCGTTCCCGCTCGCGTGCTGGTGACATCGCGGACATCTCGGCTCTCGGTCCCCAGGCACGCGCCGCCATCAAGGCAGCGTCTCCAGAGCAGGCAGCTCTTGCCGACACTCTCACAGCCCAAGCCCAATCCGGTCTGGCTGCAGGCTCCAGGTTGACCCCGGAACAGCAGCGCATGGTTGAGCAACAGACCCGCTCCGGCCTGGCTGCTCGCGGGCTGGCCCAAGGCCCGTCCGGTGCCTTACAGGAAGCTGTGCGCTCTCAGATGGCCGGTGCCGGCCTGCAACAGCAGCGCCAGCAGCAGGCCATGGGAGCACTGCAGGCCGGCCAGGGCGTCTATGGCGACGTGTTCCAGCAGGTCTTGGGAAGGCCTTCCCAGGCCTTTGGTGCTTCTCAAGGCTTCGTTGGCCAGGCAGGTGGCTTCAACCCGGGCCAGCTCTTCAACCCTGAGTCGCAGTATGCGGCCAACCTGATTGGTGGCAACCAGCAGCAACAGCTTGCCGCGCGAACAGCTTCTGCAGCCAACTCTACCGCGCTGATTGGCGCCGGTATGTCAGCAGCCTCTAGCCTATGAACTACGGATACCCCGGGGCGATGCCCTACGGACAGGGCGGTGGCATGACCCAGTTTGCCCCTCAGATGCCTGCAATGCAGCAGGGCACCGGTTATGGTGCTCCAATGCAGCAGATGAATCCTAGCAACACCGTTGCGGATGTTGAGGAGCAGCGCAAACGACTGAAGGCCCTCGGCCTGGACGACACCATGATCGACGATGCCCTGTCTTTTAAGCAGGGACTCTTCGAGAAGCGTGATGAGATGCAGGGCAAGGCCCTGGAGGCTATTGGAGGCGGGATCAAGGCTGCGGGCAGCAATATCACCGGGGCAGCGTCTGCCGCCGGTGCTGGCCTCAAAGGCCTGGCGTCCTCTTTGTGATCATCAAGTTCCAGAGATGCACAGGAATCAGGCTCTTTCGGTTGTTCCGATGGCAGCTTGAGGTCTGGTTTTGCCCCGCTGGAGAACTAATCCCGTCGCACTCCCACAGCCAGTTCGACTCCCGGATCATCCACATCCTCGGAACAATGCGCTGGATGATGGGAAACAAGTCCAAGCACGTCACCAGCTACCACTGCGGATGGTCTAAACTTGTCCCGGCCGGCGTGAAGCACAGTGCCATCGCGCTGTCGTTCTCGGTGTTCGCCAATCTTGAGCGGTGGAGCGGTAACCCAACCTCCGCGGCAGTCGACTTCAATCCGGCATGAACAAGCTAGGCCAGCTCTACTTTGATGCCGCTGGAGGCAACCACAACGCCGTGGTGTTCATTACGGCCTTCCATGCCTACTGCCATGCCATCGACGACCTGATCGACGGCGACGTGCCGTTCACCCCGGAGGCCTTCCTGGACGTGATGATGCAGGCCAACAGCCTGTACTCGACCCCGTTCTACATCGACAACTGGTTCCGACTGCAGCCCGTCATCGCGCAGATCACCAGCACCTACGCCGACTCTGTGGCCTGGGAAAAGGCTGACGAGGAATGGAAGCGTCAGACAGCAGATGTCCTACGGCTCTGCGGCAACGACATGATCCTCCAAGTGGCTTGGATTATCGGGGGCTACAAGCACATGAGGGCTATCAGCTTGAAACTGCGCGAGTTCGCGTATCACTCTCAACACAGCTAAATCTATGGCAACTTACGGCTACTCCACACCATACACCGGACGCGGAGACCCCGGCCCTCTTCCTCCGGGATACATGGAGGCCGCAACCGCTCCGGGACGTAACCTGGCCATGGGTATCGCCGCCATGGGGCAGGGCCTGGGCAAAGCCATCGAGCAGTACCGCACCAAGAAGGCGGACACTGAGGCTGCCACCCAGAGTTGGGAGACTGTCTCCGGGCTGATGCAGCAGCAGCTTTCAAGCGATCCCAAGTACCTGGCCATCCAACAGTACATGGAGACCGGAGCGCTTCCTCAAGGCGTAACCGAGCAGGACATCCCGCGCTACACCCAGCAGGTGCAGGCCGACCGTGAGATGCTGAACAAGTTCTCGTCCCTTGGTGAGAAGTTCCCGGACATGAGCCTGGCCAAGAAGAAGGCAGCGCTCGGGGACGCCGTGATGGTGCTGAACCAGTATCGGACGGATCAGCAGAAACAGGCTGAGACTGAGTTGCGCAATCTTCAAACCACTGCCGCCCGCTTTAACCTGCAGACAGCGCAAGGTGCCGAGGCTCGACGCCTTGGGCTTGAGCAGGCCGTCTCCCAGGTCGCCCAGCTTCCGACCACGCAGGATGTCACCGTGCCAGCGCCTCCGGCGATCATCAGCAGCAGCCTAAACATTCCCGCGGAGCAGCAGCCCTACACCCCGTTCTACCAGGTGCAGCAGATCCCGGGCGGCACAATCCAGCAGCCTCCGGCTCCGCAGATGCCGCAGGGCCCAACCTTTGGTGGGATGAGTTTTGGTGGTGGCCAGCAGTATACCCAAGGCCTCGGGCGCAACATCATGCCCATCCCGGCTGGGACGACTCGCTCGCAGTTTACTCCATCTCCGCAGGTTCAGGCAGCCCTGCCTGCCGGCATTGCCCCCATCTCGCAGCGCGAGGTCCCGGCTTTCGAGTCGCAGCCCATCCAGCGCACGGCCACCGAGACCCAGCCTGTCGGCTATCAGGACCGTTTCAGGCAGGCGGTCAACGTGTTCCAGCGCTTGGGTGCTCCGATCAACCCAGACGCCATTAGGAGCGTGCTGGAGGCCACCGGGACGCCTCGGCCCATCCAGGTCGACACCCAGACGCTGCCTGGCGGCATCACCGTGGTGCGTGCGGACGGCAAGGTGGACATCCTGCCTGCGCCCAAGATGGTCGAAGGAAAAGACCTGACCGAGGGCCAGTCCAACTCGCTTGGCTTTGCTTCGCGCATGGTGCTGAACGAGGGCACAATCAACGACGTTGTTAGCCGCGGATATCGCCCAGGAGGCCTTACCGAGTTTGGCTTTACTCCTGAGCGCCTTCGATCCGATGACCGAAAGACCTACGATGCCGCCAAGGAAAACTGGATTGCCGCCGCGCTGCGTAAGGAGTCCGGTGCTGCTATTGGTAAGGACGAGTATTCTGCCGCAGATCGTCAGTACTTTCCGCAGGCTGGAGATAGCGACAAGGTGCTCAAACAGAAGGCAACCCTGCGCTCAACCGTCTTTAAGTCCATGAAGGCCGGCATCGGTCGGTTCGCTGACGACTACCTGCGCCAGATGGGCGTCGGTCAGGAAGGTCAGACCCAAGGCAGTGTCCGTAAGTACAACCCCGTCACGAAGCGCATCGAGTAATTATGCCATACCAGATCCAGGTCGGCTCTCAGGTTGTCGAGTTCCCTGATTCTGTTGGCCAGGATGAGGCCCAGCGGATTCTGTCCGAGCAGTTCCCAGCCACCGGCGAGGACATTGCCGGTGCCATGCAGGACCCGGCCTACAAGCCGTCGGTCGACGACTATCTCAAGTTTGAGGAGTTCTCCAAGAACAAGCAGACCGACTGGGTCAACACCATCGCGCAGTCGGTGGATGCTGCCGCCGGAATGATCAGCGGTGCCATATCCGAGGGCGCTCAGGGCGCTGTTGCCAACCCGCTCAACTACATTGAGGGCGCGGCTCAGGGCACCCGCCAGCTCTACGGCCTTGTTGCGCAATCGCAGGACCCGGCCTCTCCACTCTTTAAGTTCAAGGACCTCGTCGCAGGCACCGGCACCCCGGAATCCCGCTACAGCCAGTTCCTCGAGGCCCGCGACTTCGCCAACACCACCGCCCGACTTGAGCGAGGCGAGGAAGGCATCGTTGTCCCTCCCGAGTACACCAACCCGGAGTTCGTTCAGGGCGTGTCCATGATTCTCGACCCGACACTGGCTCTCCCCGGCATCGGTGAGATTTTCGGCGCAGGCAAGCTAGCCACCCGTGCTGTCGGTAAGGGAGCCCAACTCACCGGGCGGGCCGTTGCCGGCGTTGCAAGGCCTCTGGAGCGCTTTGCCGGTGCTGCCGAGCGTCTTACTGCAGAAGCCGTTGGCGTGACGCCAGAAGCGCTCCGCAGCACTGCAGCTACCGCCGGCATCGCAGGTGCCCTTGGCATTGCCCCCGAGGCTGCTGCCTTTGCAGCAATCCCTGCCGGCATCCGTACAGCCCGAGAGGCCGGTGAGGCATTGGCTCGTGCCGGCGAGAACCTGATGACCCAGCCCTCCCGAATTGGTCCTCTGGAGGCCATCGGTGCTGCTCCAGGTGCTAATCTGCGCCAACGGATGCTCGGTGTGGTCGGGCAGTACGGCGGTGACGCTGCCTTGGATGCCTCACTGAGGGGTATTGCCGGAGGTATTGAAGGTGCAGCAGTTGGTGCAGGCTTGGGTTTTTTGTCCGGCGGCGAAGAAGGTGCGGCCGCTGGCGTTGGATCTGGCCTTGCCCAGGGCGCAGCAGGTGCCCTCGGTGCCCGCGGCTTCGAGCGGCTCACAGGCAGGGCCGCCAAGGAGGCCCGGGCAGGCGACCTGGGACGATTCATCGACGGGCAGCAGGACCCGACGACCAAGGCGCTGTTTGAGCGGGTGCGGGATACGCATGGGGTCGATGCTGCCTCGGCGCTGATGGATCTGCAGGGATTGGTTCGAGGCAAGTTCGGGGATGTCGACATCCTCTATCGTTCCAATGCCCAGATGGCCGAAAAGTTCGGCGACAACATCCGCGGCGTGCAGTTCGAGCAAGCTGAACGGCCCACTATATTCATAAACGCCGACATCATCGGCAAAGGCACCGGAGACGGCCCGCTCTACACGCTCGGCCATGAGCTCTTCCACGCTCTTGAGAAGACGACCCAACTTGAGGGCGGCGCCACTGAGATCAAGGATGCGCTCGTCGGACGCTGGGTTCAGGAGGGCGACATCACTCGCAAGCTGGCCGAGGGCGCTTTCAATGACGCCGAGATCGAGGCCCGTTTCAATCAGTACCGAGACAAGCTGGCCGCAGGCAGTCAGGAACGTGCCGACCAGCTCGCCCAGTTCGACACCATCGACAAGAAGGCTGGCTACGTGGCTTCTGAGCTTGCAGCAGAGCACTTTGCCGGACTCCTAGCCGGTCAGAAGCCTGATGCATTGCTAAAGGGCTTTTCAGGTATTACTCGTCAGTTGCTCGACTCCGCACTGACCCAGAATGCTAGTCGGGCTTTAGCCGATGCCGCGGCGACCATTGAGCGCACTTTCGGAGTCAAGCCAACCGACTCGGTGCTGTTCCCGGACTTAAAGCAGGCTTCTCCACAGGTGAACGCCATGCTGCGCGACCTGTTGCGTGCCCGGCGCAAGCTGGACGAGCGCATCACGATAGAGAACGAGGGACCGGGTAAGGTCTTGAAGCCTCAGGATGTCTCTAACCCGATTGCCGCCAAGCAGTTGGTGGATCTTGGTGTAGCTGAGAAGATGCCCGATGGCAGCGTCAGGAACCTCTCAGACGAGGAGATCCGAGTCCGCGAAGAGAAAGACACCACTGCCATAAGGACAATCCTAGAAGGCGTCCCGGGTGCCCGCGTGGTCGATGGTGAGATCCTGGGCCGGTTCAGCCCGCAGCAGTTGTCTGCCATCGAGCAGTCCCAGGCAGTCAGCAGCCGGATGAAGGACAAGATCCGGGCTGTGAATGCAGCCATGGATGCCGGCAACAGCATCTTTGTGAACTACGGTGCTGCTACCCGCCGGGTGAAGAACCGACAGACCGGCAAGTTTACCAGCAAATACAACAGCGGCATTCGTCTCTCCCAGCGCGAGTTGCTGCCATACAGCTTCTACCTGTCGAAGGCCGACAACCCGGTCATCAAGGCCATCGACATCAGCAAGATCCGTGGTGCATTGGACAAGCTGACTGCTCCCGATGGAAGTGTAGCCAAGGGCCTGTGGGACAATGTCGACGGGTTCATGTCGGATCTGGCCGCGTACTTCACCAACCTGGACGCCGGTGAGGGCGCCCGCCGGTCGGCCGAGATCTTCGGCCTGGAGAAGGCGAAGTTCCTCGGTGACTTCGTAAACGAGCAGGAGAAGGGCGGGCGCAAGTTCGTGCGCGACTTCCGCCTGGACCGCATCGGATCGACAGCCCCGATGGACTTCCGCGCCCGTATCTCCGAGGACGCCATCCAGAAGTCCAAGATGCGCTGGATGCCCGCGGAGACCGTCGGCGACAAATCGGTCATCAACTCCGAGGAAGGCTACCGCATTATCAGCGGTGCCAAGCACCGACTCTACGGTCCCGACGGCAAACTGATCGGGATCTACGACACCCAAACCCAAGCAGAAAGGAAAGCAGATGCCACTCAAACAAGGCTACAGCCAGAAGTCCGTCAGCAGCAACGTCAAGCGGGAGATGAAGTCCGGCAAACCGCAGAAGCAGGCGGTGGCAATCGCATTGAGCGTGGCCAAGAAGGCCAAGGCGAAGGCGGGGCGGTTCGACAAGCGGGGGATGTAAGGTTCATGCCGGCTGAAGAGGAGGCGGCCAGAAAACAAGTTGCGGAAGGTCTTCCCCGGCGTGCATCTTTTGAAGCTCCAGGAGTTTCAAGGGATCAAAATGGAAACATCTACTTCAAAGGCAAAGAACCGAAAGACTGGACTCCAAAGGAGTTTGAGGAATACGGCAAAGCATTCGGCGTCGAAAACCTTGGACCTCTTTCAGAAATCACAAACATCCCCTCGGACGTGGCTGGAGATCCTGCGAGAATACCCGGCGGCCTTGAGGGCAAGTTCACGTACTACGATCTCCTCTGGCTCAAAACCAATCCGGTCGACGTAGCAAACCTGCCAGAGACAACGCACGCCAAGCTGACAGCCAAGCTGGCGGCGACAATGGCTCCCACACCTGGGGACAAGGTTTCCAGCTTCAACTCCATTGTCTTCGGGATGCTCTCCCCGAATGCTCCGTTGCTTCCCAATGAAATGGGGATGGCACGATTGCGGTTTGGTTCGATGGAAGATGTGCGCAAATTTGCCAGTCTATACCCAGAGAACCCGACTAAAGAAAACCTGAAGGAGTTGAACCAACGACTCAAAAAGGAGTTAGGGTTCATCTCCGCTGGCAAGGGTGGCCTTGGCATTGCAATCACCGCAGACATATCAAACATCGTAAATGCCGCTCGGTTGTTCACCAAGAACCCAGACTTCTTCGTCAAAAAATCCAACGAATCTTGGGCAGACTTTGTCGACAAGCTGACAACTCAAATCAAAGGGTTTGGCACCAAAACAGGATCATTCGGATCTGTGTGGCAAGATCCGCTCAAGGCATCCATATCGGCCATGGACCGCCACATGGCTCGCATCTTTGGCCAGGAGCTGCTTGGAAACCCAGAGCTCCGCAAACGGTTTGAAGGCATCGTTGTCGACCGCTTCAATTCGATGCTGAAGAAGTCGAAGGAAGCCACATCGGCCTTCAATCGCCGGCTCAAAAATGCCGAGGAAAAAGGGAAGCGCATTGAGGAGATCAACAAGGACGACCCGAAAACGCTCAAGACGCTAAAGGCCAAAAACGATAAACGCATCAAGAGCATCAAAGCCGAAATGGCATCCACCTTGGATTCGTTGCCAGACCCAACGGCAACTCGGGCAAAAACTATTGATGACGTTCTAGGTCAAGCGCAAATCTACGGTGCTGATCGCGTCCAGAAATTCGTCAATGAGGCCGTGTTTGCTGCCATGGGCAGCCGCAAGGCAACGCTGATAGCCAAGAAAGGCGGCATCAACCCGAATGCTCCGGCGAACATTAAGTCGGTTGAGTGGGTTGAGACTCCAAAAGACTTCCAGGTAATGTCGGATTCC